AGAAAGGAGGGTTCGGGGGGCGCACGCGGGCACTATTCGGGGAATTAACTGCCCTTTTGACACTTTCGCGGGTCGTGCAAAACATCAGCTTCGCCCTCACCACTGAACAGGTGCGTTACGGATTCGCGACGGGCGAGATTCTGAAGGACGTCACCAGGCGAATCGGTTGGCTGAATTTGCGGGAAGGCATGAAGCTTCGGGCCTGCGTGAAGTGCATGGGATTGAAAAAGGGGCAAAAACCGGAAGTGCTCGGCACAATTGCCGTGGTCTCGGTCCGTCGGGAGCCGCTTCTGGTGATCACCCCCGACGAGGTGAAGCGCGAAGGCTTCCCGGGCAAATCTCCCAAGTGGTTCATCAAACTCTTCGCCCGCACTCACAAAGATCCACGCACGAAGGCACCGGCCCGTCCGTCGACCGTCGTCACGCGGATCGAATTCCGATATGTTCGGTGAGGGAACGGGAGAGCTACCCTTAGGTGGGGTGCCGGGGAGCGGGGAAAAGCCTGCGGCTCCGGCGGCTCGCGGCTTCTACGCGCAAAAGCAGGAAGCCTACTGCGACGTCTACAGCGCGAGCCTCAAGACCATCAAGAATTGGATCGCCGAGGGGAAGGAATCCGGAAAACTTCCCCCGCTCGACTCGCCGGCCGACATGCCCGGCTGGTGGACGCTCGTCCATCCCAAGCGCTCCGTCCCTGCCCGCATCCTCGGCGCCGCTCAGGAAGCGCGCCTCGCCGCCAAAAAATCCGCCCCGCCCTCCGGGCAACCCAACACGCCCCCTCTTCCCCCGTCGCCGCCGCGCGAACCCTCCACGCACGCCGTCGGCTACGCCGCCTCGTTGAATCGCCTGCGACAAGCCGAGGCCGACACCTTCGCCGACTTCGAAGCCGCGCAAGCCATCCGCAACGACGAAGGCAACAAAGACCTCGCCGCCATCGAGCAGGCCCGCCGCATCTGGCAGGAAACCGCCGAACAACTCCGTACGCAGGAAGCGCAAGCCTCCAAGGTCCTCGAGAAATCCGGCGAGCTCCTTCCCAGCGGCGAAGTCCGCTCCCAGCTCATGCAACTGCACGGCCCGATCGTCTCCGGCCTGCGCTCCCTTTATCTCCGCATCCTGACGAAGGCCGGCAACATCCCGCTCGCCGAGGCGAAGCAGCATTTCGAAACGGAAATCAACCGCATGCTCCGCGAGCTCATCAGCAGCGAGTTTGCGCCTGCCGCCGATGCTTGATGTCCGCCCATTCCTCGTTGCCTGCCTCGCCGGCATCTACGCCCCACGCACCGCCCTAAACGCCTGGCAGTGGGGCCAGCACAACATCCGCCTCGGCAGCAAAGAATCCATCGACTTCGAAGGCGAGTGGGACAGCGAATTCACCGCCTACGTCCGCATCGTCATGGAATTCGTCACCGGCGATTTCGGCGAAGACGTCGAGTTCCTCCCTGGCTTCGAGGACGTCGAATGGCGCGAGATGATCGTCCAGAAATCCAGCCAACTCGGCTTCACCCTGGCCTACCTCATCATCGTCGCCTACTGGATCGCCGAGATTCGCCAGAACTGCGCCTTCTGCATCGATAACATCACCGAGGCCCGGCGTATCAGCATCGCCCGCCTCCAGCCGATGCTCAACACCTGCAAGGCCACCAAAGCCAAGCTCGAGGAAGCCGAGGACGAACAAAGCAACCTCACCCTCTATCTCCTCGCCTGCGTCGTCTACATGATGGGCTCTTACGGTAAGGGCACCTGGCGCAACAAATCGCTCAGCCTTTGCATTCAGGACGAAGGCGACGCCTACAAATACGACGACGAGTTACACCCCTTCGATGCCGCCAAAAACCGCCTCAAAGCCGTCAGCGGAGGCCGCCACATCTTCGGCGGCGCGCCCGAGACCGAGGAACATCTCACCGCCAAGCTCGAGAAAACCGGCACCCAGCACCGCCTCTTCCTTCCGTGCCCACACTGCGGCCACTACCAGCGCCTCGTCTGGGATAACATGCGATTCTCCCATTGCCGCGACACCACCGGCGAATGGGACCTCGAGCGCGTCCGCCGCGAGACCTTTTACGAGTGCGAATTCTCGCTCTGCCACAAGCCAATTTACGAAGACAAGCACATGCCGGAAATGCTCCGGCGCCGCAAATGGCGCCAGACCAATAAGAAGCCATTCCCGCGCCGGCTCAGTATTCAAATCAGCGACCTTTACTCCCCATTCACCGAGGCCAACTGGGGAGAAATCGCCGTCGAATTCATCGGCGCCCAGGGCAACCCCGCGCTCCTCGCCAGTTGGAAGAAAAACCGCATGGGCGAAGCAAGCGCCCTGCAAAGCGACTCCCGCACCCCCGATAACATCGACAAGCTCCGCGGGTGGACACCGCCCGGCGAAGAGCCGCCCGAGCCTGGTCAACCTTACCGGCACAACTACTTGCGCGGCACCATCCCCGTCGAGCCGTGCCTCGTCGCCGTCCTCGCCGACGTGCAAAAGGAAGTCAAGAAATGGGTCAAGGTCGGCTATCTGCCAGACGGCGAAATCTACGTCATCGACTGGGGGCAATGCCTCTCCTTCGAAGAGTTATCCATGATCGCCGAGGACCCGGTTCCCGTCGGCGTGATTCCCATTCGCAACGGCAAGACGCGCTGGGAAGCCGAGGACGAATGGGACGGCCCCACGGTCACCGCCACCGTAGGCCTCATCGATGAAGGCTACGCCGAGCTCCTCGCCGACACCCGCGCCTTCTGTCAGCACACCATCCTCTCCGGCGCCTCCTGCTCCTTCTTCCCTTCTCGCGGCCGCGGCGGCATCACCGTCCGCTACACCGTCCAGGAATCCGAGACCGAGGCCCTCGGCGAGGCCCTCCGCGTCTACCATTTCTCGGACAACGATTTCAAAAAGTCCCTCTACATCGCCCGCATCGCCCGCCGCGTGAAACCCGTCAAAGGCATCGAACCTGGTCCGCGCCTCCACATGCCCTCGCATCTCGACCGCGATTTCAAAGCCGAGCTCTGCTCCGAAAAGCTGTCGCAGAAAAAAGAAGACGGCATGACCCGCGAAGAGTGGATAAAAACCGCCGGCACCCCGAACGATTGGGGCGACGCGCTCAAAAACGCCCTCGTCCTCTGGCACGTCATGTGGATGGAATTCCGCGACTGGACACCCAGTTTCGAGAAGGAAAAACCCGCCGCATCAAAGGAGCCGGAAAACACCATTCCGGAAACGTCCAATCCGTCCCACGCCAAGGTGCTGCAATACCTCGCCAACGCCGGAGGCCAAGTGACCGTCCAGCAATTCGATGAGGATCACGACCCCATCGGCCCGCGATTGCGCACCGCCATGTATCTCGAGGGCCTCGTCGAAGACGTCCGCGAAAAGGTTTGGATCAGAGGATGGTTCTGAGCGGGTCTACGGGAATCCCCATAGACCTTTGACACTTCCGCCCCGCAATGGCGGATTCCGACAAATACGAAGCTTTCCTCACCTTCCTGCGGAGGGCCTACAAGACCGGCCTCAAATCGCAGACGGACATCGAGGCCATGGCCCTCGACGCCGCCTTGAAGATGGTCGACGGCACCACCCTCCTTGAAATCACCTTCGAAGGCGGCGGCAACTCCCGCTCCGTCGTCAGTTGCGACCCGAGCGTGGTCTCCCTGGCCTGTGAGGATTTCCTCAAGGAAATCGACCCCGCCAATCAGTGCGTCGCCAACGCCGACCCCCGCGTCCGTTACCTGGACATGTCCGGAGGCCACATCGAACCATGAGCCGCAAGCGCGCCAAACGGTCCGGCGATTCCGGAGCCAACAACACCATCATCGCCGACACGCCCCACATCTCCACCGGCGGCGGCGGTTCCATCTTCGCCGGCGCGAATTTCTCCACCCGCCGCGGCTACATCTACGTCCCGACCATCGAGACCAAGCGCGAGCTCGATTCCTATTCGCACCGCGAGCTCCTTCGCCGCGCCCGTTGGCTCCGCCGCAATACCGGCTTCACCCGCCGATGCATCCACGGCATCGCAAACATGGTCGGCTCCATGTCCCCCCGCGCACTCACCGGTGACAAGGAATGGAACAAAGCCGCCGAGACTCTCTTCGAACAGCGCGCCGGCTCCGCCCTCACCTTCGACAAGACCGGCCGTTTCAACGTCTACAACTACCAGCCGCTCGTCACCCGCACCCGCCTCGGCGACGGCGACATCCTCTCCGTCCTCACCGAGACCGATAACAATTCCGGCGGCGCCATGGTCATGACTTACGAGGCGCACCAGATCCGCGACCTCCGCGGCGACACCGCCGACTCCCAGCGCCGCGCCGGCATCATCTCGAATCCCTTGGGTCGCCCCGTCGCCGTCAACATCCTGGCCGATCCGTTGACCATGGACAGCGTGCAAATCCCCGTCTCCGATTGCGTGCTCAATGCCGACTACGAAAGCTTCGGCTGGCAGCGTGGCGTCACCGCCCTCCATTGCGCCATCAATCATCTCCTCGACTCCACGGAAATCATCTCCGACGTCAAGCTCGCCATCAAAGGCTCGAGCCGCGTCGGTTACTGGGAGTTTACCCCGGAAGGCAAAACGCGCAGCACCCCCGGCCTCAAGGATCAGGCCATGCCGCGTCGCCCCGGCACTCGCGGCGGCCCGGAAGTCGCCAAGACTGCCCACGGCAACGAAGTCCTCCTCGAGGACGCCTGGCGCGGCGGCAAAATCCCCTCCCTCGACCCCGGCAAGGAAATCCGCCAACTCCTCGACGAACGCCCGCACCCGAACAGCATGGCCCTCCTCGAGTGGCTCAACCGCGATATCGCCGCCGGCCTCGACATGTCGAGCGACGTCCTCTGGAACATCGCCAAACTCGGCGGTGCCAGCGTCCGTTACGTCCTCGCCGATGCCCAGACGACCATTGAGCGGCATCAGCAAATCCTCGTCGACCAATTTCTCACCCGCTTTTGGGTCTACTTCATCGCCAAGGAAATGAAGGCCGGACGCCTTCGCAAATGTCAGGACCCGACCTGGTGGGCGGTCGGCTGGCAACCGCCCGCCAAGCTCACCGTCGACATCGCCCGCGATGGCAAGCTCAGCATCGATCTTCACCGCGTCGGCATGCTCACTATCAAGCGCTGGTATGGACTGCAGGGCCTCGACGACGAGACCGAGGATCAAACCCACGTCGAGACCTACGCCCGCCGGCTCGCCATGTGCATCGACGTTCAGAAGGAGTGGAACGCCAAAGGCTACCCCATCAAGATCGACCCGGAAAAAGTCTTCCCCACGACCATCCCCGGCGTGCACCCACCGATCGGCAACGACAACACCGACATCTCCGCCGACATCTCCGCCGACATCTCCGCCGACGGCTCCTCCGACGGAGGCGGCAACTCCAACCTCAACACCGCCGAACGTTTCTCCTACATCGAAAACACCCTCGAGGAACTGAAACAAAAATTCGCGGCGTAGGATGGAACCGGTTCCATCCTCGGATAGCGCGGCTCTCAACCCTCAACTCTCAACTCTCAACTTTCTCCCGCCGTGAAATACGCCCGCATCCTCTCCGCGTTCTACTTCCAGCCCTGGAATATGATCGTCGAAAAGCACCGCAGCATGGGCCAAATCCTACAACAACACGTCCGCGGCGAATTGCAGGCCGAACCCATGCCCCGCTTCCGCGCCGCCGTCGAGCCGGGCGTCGTCGGCCCCGTCGATGACGACGGCACACCCCTCGTCCCGCAAATGGAAATCATCGGCAACATCGCCATCATCCCCGTGCAAGGCGTCCTCGGCCGTCACCTCGATTTTCTCGACCTCTGGTGCGGTGGCTGCGACTACGATCACGTCTGCGAGATGGCCGAGCTTGCCGACGCCAACCCCTTCGTCGCCAAGATCCTTTTCAATATCTCTTCCCCCGGCGGTAGCGCCACTGGCAACCCCGAGGCCGCCGCTCGCATCGCGGCGCTCGATAAACCGACCATCGCCTACGGTGACGAAATGATTGGCTCCGCCGCCTACTGGCTCGCCTCCCAGTGCGACGCCATCTTCGTTGCACCGAGCATGCAAATCGGCAGCATCGGCAGCTATCTCGCCGCCATCGACACCAGCCGCGAATTTGAGATGCAAGGCTGGAAGCTCATGCTCTTCCGCAGTGGCGACCTCAAAGGCTCGCAAGTCGACGGCCACGAGTGGACGCAAAAGGAAATCGATTACTTCCAGCAACAGGTTTCCTACGTCGGCAACATGTTCAAGCAAGGCGTCCTCTCCAACCGTCCGCAGATCGCCGCCGAAGACATGCAAGGCCAAGGTTTCTTCGGCGCGCAAGCCGTCGACAAAGGCCTCGCCGACGGCGTGTGCGACGACATCTGCACCCTCCTGGCCGCTCTGCAGGTATAGGGGCGTCGTACCGCGAGGAGACGAGGGTGCTTTGACATCCGAGCGAACCGACACCCGCTCGAACATCATGAACACTCGCCGCACTTCCCGTCCCCTGACTCTCGTCCTCATCGGCATCGCTGCTTTGTCGGCGATGTGCTTCGCCGTTCCGGCTCACGCCGAAGGCACCTCCGCGCCGCCCGCTCCCGCGCCGGCCGCCACTGCTCCCGCGGCTCCGTCCGCGCCCGAGCAGCAACCCGGCGACACCACTCCTCCAGTCACCGCCCCGAAGAAAAAGGACGAGGAAGAAACCGCCGCCGGCGGCAATAACACCCAACCGGCGCCCCGCGCCGGCCTCGGCACCCGCGTCTCCGCCGTGCTCAGCACCCTCCGAGGTCAAGGTGCCGTCGTCTCCCAACTGGCCGACCGTGACCGCATCATCACCGACCTGCGCTCGCAGCTCGCCAAAGCGACCGGCTCCGTCACCTCCCTCACCACCGAGCGTGACACTCTCCGCAACGAGCTCAACCAGATCGAGTCCGCCATGCGCACCCTCGAGGGCGAACGCCGCGACGTCGCCGAAACCGTCGCATCCCTTGGCTTCGATCCCAAGAAGCTCCCCGCGCAAAACTCCGGCGATGCCCCCGAAAAGAAGGCCCACGAAGTCTCCTCCGAGGAAGCCAATCTCGCCGCCCTCAACAAGGCTTTCGGCAGCAACTAACACGCCCCTTTGACATCCGCGAACGCCATTAGGCCTTCGCTCTAACCACTCGCAAACCCCAAAGCACCCATTTCCATGATCACGATTCTCGATATCAAAAAGCGCGAGCAGAGCCTCGCCTATGACCTCGTTGAGGAAAACGTCAAGCTCAACCCCGAGTTCCTGCAAATCCCCGCCGACACCATCGCCGGCACGGATATGCGCCTCACTGTCCGCACCGATCTTCCTTCCGTCCTCTTCAGTAACCTCAACGAGGGCGTCCTCGAGAGCGACGACAAGACCATCACCCGTCTTTTCCAGACCGCTTTCCTCGACCAGCTTTGCACCGTCGACGTCCGCCTCCTCGCCGCCGGCGGTCCCGCCGCGGCCAAGGTGCTCACCGAACGGCAAGCCGGCTACGTCGAAGCGGCTATCCGCACTTCGTGCAAGCAGTTCTGGTATGGCACGCAGAACGATTCCAAGGGCTTCGTCGGTATGATCGCCCAGATGATCAACGACGGTGAACACGTCATCGACGCGGGCGGCACCACCGCCGGGGAAAAGAGTTCCATCTTCATGGTCGCCCGTGGCCGCGGCAAGTGCGAGTGGCTCCTCGGCAATGCGCGCACCCTCACCTTTCAGGACTGGATGCGCCAGACGATCACCCGCAACTTGGGCAACCAGTCCGCCAGCATGGATGCCATGACGTCGTGGATGCACTTCAATCCGGGCTGCCGTCTCGGCAACCGCAACGCCCTCCTGCGCATCAAGAATCTCACCACGCAGGTCGGCAATACGGCAAACTACGACCTACTCACCCAGGCCTATCAGCAGATGACCGACGACCTAGGCATGGTGCCCGACGCCCTCTTCATGACCGCCCGTTCGCAGCGTCAGTTGCGCGATTCGGTCAAGACCGACCTCAATCCGAATCCGCCCCTCCCGACGGAGTGGAACAACATCCCGTTCTACATCTCGAGTAACATCGCCACCGGCGAAACCATCTAGTTAGCGCTACGCCCGTCCGACTCGGACCTATCAACTCTCAACCCTCAACTCTCAACTAATCTCCCGCTTATGACTCAGCGCAAAATTATCGACGTGGCTCTTCTGTTGAGCCTCGTCATGCCCGCCGCCGGAGCGAATGCCTCCAGCACCTCCCTCCGCGTCGGCAGCGGCCCGCACCTCGAAATCTTCGAGGGCCGTATCCAGATCCCGGCCACCCCGAGCCTGGTCGACGCCAAGACCATCACCCTCACTGTCCAGCACAGTGATGACGACGGCGCCAACGACGCCTACGCCGACATCCCGGAAATCGCCCCGCTCATCGTCACCGGTGCCGGCGGAGTCGGTGCCGCCGCCGGTGAGCGCGACTTCCGGTTCCCGTCCTCGACGAAAAACTACGTCCGCCTCCACGCGGCCGTCCTCGCCGCCGGCGGTGACAATACCGCCATCACGGCGACCTTCGTCCCCCTGGCCTAACCCTGCTTTCCGTTTAGGTTCCGGTGCGCCCCTGTCGTGTCTAGGCATCACGGCAGGGGCGTTTTTCTTTGTCATGAATCAAGGCCAGATATTAGCCGCCCGCTCCCGAGCTCAAGGCTTGCTCGAAACTCTCTTCCCCGCGGACGTCACCATTCCCGGCTACGCCGTCGGCACCCTCCGTTGCGCCGGCGGCACCCTCAAACAAACCGGCGCCCGCCTCGTCGGCGGCGGCCAGATCGTCGATTGCGACCTCGTCTTCCGCATCCGCACCGCCCTCTTGAGCGCGCAACCCGCCATCGGCAAGCGCCTCACCTTCGGCGGCCAAGACTGGCGCATCGTCCAAGTCACCACCCCGCAAACCGACGTCGCCTACGTCGTCTATTGCGACAACCCGAACAAATGAGCGATACGCCTCCAATACCTCCTATTCGTCCCATTATTCCTATTGATCGCATCGAAAGCCACGGTGGCATCGACATAGCGGAGTTGGACGAAATCATCGAGCGGCAACGCCAACAGGCCCGTCGGCTCTCAACTCTCAACCCTCAACCCTCAACTTCCCGATGAACCCTTGGCGCGTAGCCGAAGAGTTCCGCCTCGCCTTCGCCGGCGACGCTGACTTTGCCTCCGCCAGCGCCGCCCTGGTGAACGGCCAGACCGGCGCGAACGCCACCTTCCCGCAAGTCAGCTTCTCCGCCACGGTCAAGCCGCTCGGCAGGTCCGCACAAATCGGCATCGCTGACGTCACCATCACCGTCGAGACCCAGGCGCAAGACGACACCACCCACGACACCAGCGGCGAGCTTCACGACAAAATTGTCTCCCTCGTCTGTCAGAAATACCTCGGCTCTGGCTCCCCTGACGACCTCGCCGCCGCGCAGATCCGCGCCCAAGTCGCCGCCACGATCACCGGCCGCGGCTACCTCGAGGTCGACCCTCGTATCACCCCCATGGGCTCCGACCCCGGCCTCGTCGGCGAACGCTTCAAAACCGACATCATGCTCCGCTGCGGAGTCTGTTTCCCCGCTACCTGACCCGTCGGGCAAACCCGCCGCGGCTATCCACTCTCCACGATCAACTATTTTTTGACATAACCCGCCATCATGCTGACCCGAGCGTTCATCCTTTCCTACCGCGGCTCCGACGCCCTGAACTACACCTTCAACGTCAACGCGGCCGGCGAGACCCTGCTCTCCGAAGTGGTCACCGCTGGCGCCAACCCGGAATCCATCGCCCTAGTGATGTCCGTCGCCAACATCAAGTGGCTCTACCTGGTCAGCGATCAGGACATCGTCCTCAAAACGAACGACGCCAACGCCCCGGCCAACGTCTTCACCCTCAAGGCCAATGTCCCCTTCGTTTGGACTGCCGGCGGCCCTGCTCTCCGTGATACCGCCGGCACCGCCGTCGCCACCGACATCACCAGCCTCAAGGCCATCAACGCCGGTGAAGTCGACGCCAACCTCGAAGGCCGCATCGGCTACGATCCGACTCCGTAATCAGTTAGCGCTCCGCCCGTCCGGCTCGGACCTATCAACTCTCAACCCTCAACTCTCAACTAATTCCATATGGCTTTCCCCGCTGGCGTCTTCTTCGGCATCGCTTCTCACAACGGTGCCTACATCCAAAAGGTCACCAAGGCCAAAAAGGCCGATCGTAAAGACCTCCTCGACTCGCAAGGCGAAATCGGTGTCATGCACTGGCACAAATCCCGGACCGAGTTCACCGTCGAGGGCAGTGGCACCCCCACCGTCTCCGACGTCGGCGTCGGCAGCTCCGGCCTCACCGGTCTCGTCGGCGGCGTCCAGGGCATCGACGAATTCACCACCGAAGAGGGCAACGAAAACTACGGTTCCTTCAAGTACTCCGGCATCCACGCCCCGGCCGCCGTCGCCGGCTAATCTCCACGGCGGGGCCGTCAAAATGAGAGGTAAGAGGGTCCACTACTCTCAACTCTCAACTATAAACTTTCAACTAATCCGATGAAAGGCGGCGAAGCCCTCACCACCGTCTCAGCCGTCAATCCGGCGAATATCGTCGCGCCCGACCTCTTCCTCGCGCTCGCCCTCCTCACCATCGGCATCGCCCGCGACCCACACGCCAATGGCGGCGACGTCGTCGAGTTCGTCGAGGAAGTCCGCGGCCAGAAAACCCGCAACTTCGTCTTCGTCTTCGACCCGAAAGGCACCGACGGCGTCGACACCGCCACGTGGATCAAGCGTTGGTCCGACGAGGACTGGCTCACGGCCAACAAATCGCACCCCTTCGCCGGCTTCAAGGCTATGGCTGCCACCTACGGCAACTTCGCCGTCTGGATGAAAGAGCACGACCCCGTCCTCGTCTTCCGTAACTCCCTCGGTGGCAACCTCGACTCCGGTCGCCGCGAACGCGTCGCCTACGTCCCCTCGCGCCTCATGGGCACCGACCAGGGCCGCCGCATCCTCCAGGGCGCCGGTCTATGATGCTCATGAAGTCCAACCTCTATTTCGGCGTTCCACCGGCGCCGAAGATGCCTGTCATTCCCGGCTTCTCCATCGTTGCCTGTCACGATGATTGGCTTTTTGCCCGACAGGGAAAAAAGCTCTTCTACGTCGAGATTATAGATCGTACGACACAGGTATTTTCTCGCGGCGTGGATGGTCTCGTGAATGGCGTCAAACATCACATCCGCCGTTCTTATCGCCTCTTTCCTCGCGATCCGGACGGCGCCATTCGCACCGACAAGGCCATCACGATTCCAGTGTGATGTTCTGAGCAGCTTGTGCGGCTCTCAACTCTCAACTAGCAACTCTCAACTTCCTCATGGACCCTCTCACCGACAGCCAGCGCGAAGCCCTCCGCACCGAGGCCATGCTCCACCCGGCGCCCGACCTTCCCTCGCTCAAGACGCGCCCCTTCAACGACACCGTCCTTGCTCTCTGCAAAGAAGCTGGCTTGACCCTCTTCACCCTCGAGGCCTTCGACGGCGACGTCACCGGCAAGGAAGACATGGTCGCCCGCGCCAGCGCCCTCGGTGTTGCCGAGCTCAACCGGCAATGCCTCTGCCTCCTCTTCATCGTCGGCTGTCCTGACGTCAAGGGCATGCTCAAAGCCGTCCGCAGTCCCAGCTTCTACGACCAGGTGATCGAGTGGTCGCTCGACCTGCCCAGCGATCCCGACCGCATGGCCAACATCTTCGGCGAATGGCAGCGCTACATGCTCCACACCGCCGCCTCGCTGGTCAAGGTGCTCCCCAAGGATAACGACACCGGCCCGACACCGCCCCCAAACTCCTAGCGCCGGGCGCGCTGGCCTCGCGCGTCCCGGCCCTCTGCGAAAAGCTCAACATGACCCGGGACGAAGTCCTGTTCGAGCTCTACGGCCCTCAGGCCCTCCAATACACCCACGTCATGCTCTACGCCGCCGACGAGTGGACCGTCCCCCTCGACCGCAGCGTGAAAGAACAAGCCCGCTCCCTCCTCTCCGAGAGTAACGGCGATTCTGACACCCTGCTTTCGCTGTAGGGAAATCGGCTCTCAACTATCCACTCTCAACTATCAACTTTTTCCCCCATGCGCTGCACCATCCGCCTCGACACCTCCGGCATCCGCGCCGGCCTGCAAAAAAAGCGCGAGGCCGCGATCGTCGTCTTGAAATCCGAGATGGAACGCATCGCCGAACAGGCCCTCAACAAGCGCTACTGGGATTTGCAAAACGCCGGCCCGCAGGACAGCGGCCAAATCCACGGCCGCCTCAACAAGCTCAACAGCCTCTTCGTCCCCGTCGCCCTGCAGCACAAGCGCCGCGAACGCTGGCCCGACATCGCCGCCATTTACGACGCCATGGTCCGGCGCCATCAGCAGAGCTACATGGGCACCCGCAAGTTTTGGGTCGACGAAATCAAACTCGACGACTTCCGCACCCGCATCCTCCAGCGCTTGATGCGCAACGGCCTCGCCCGCGGCACCTGGACCATCGTCATCCAGACCGACCGCAACCACTACGTCACCGTCACCGTCCAGAAAGTCGGCCGCGCCACTGCCATGGACAAAAAAGCCGGCCAGCAACTCGCCGTCATGATGCAACAAATGTTCGCCGAACGCCAAAGCACCATCCTCTACCAGATCCTAAACACCCACTGAACCAAGCAGCTATGACGATCACGCGTTCCGATATTCCGCAGATCCGGCTTTGCTATAGGATCGCGAAGACAGCATGGCGACTTAATCTCGCAGAGGCCTCCTTTTGGCGAATCGCAGGTAACTTAGAAATGGCTCGTGAATCCCGGCGGTGCGCAACGAATGCGCGCCGACGCTGGCGAAAAATGGCTATAGCTCGAAAGGCGCTTTGGAAGGCTGAAACAGCTAACGTCTAATATGCTCCTCTGCGTCTCTGCGTCTCTGCGTTTTAAATTCCCCAGCCTTTGACATCCGCGAGCGGCAATGTCCGACGAAACGGCCGAGGGAAGTCTAGAGGTTGATATTCAGCAGTTCCTCGAGGCCCTCGACAGCCTCGAGGAACGGCTCGCCGACTTGCAGGCCGATTTTGAGAAAGCCGCCCCGGAAATCAGCGGTCAACTCGACACCGTCGAGGCCTCGGCGACCAAGGCTTCCCGGGCCATGGATTTCCTCCGGGCCACCGGTTCCCGGGTCAGTTCCATCTTCGCCCAGGCCGCCCCGCACATCCGCAACTTCGCTCATGTGCTCATCGAGGTTTCCCACTTCGCCGGCCTCATCCCGAGCAGCCTCGGCTTCGTTGGTACCGCCCTGGCCAGCCTGACCGGCAAAATCTCCCCGCTCGGCCCCAAGATGGTCGCCGCCGTCAACCAATGGCTCCCCGGCATCAAGCAAGGCCTGCGGATGATTTCCATTACCGACTTCGCCGTCCAGGCTTTGCAAGGCCGCCTTGGCATCCTCGGCGCCGCCTTCGGCTTCGTCGCCGGCCGCGCCCTCACCGGTCGCACCGCCATGTCCGCCTTCGGCGCGGCCACCGCCTACGTCGTCTCCACCGCCGTCGCCGCCGGCCGCGCTCTCACCGGCCTCATCCGCGGCCTCACTGGCATGATCGTCAGCAGCCTCGGCTCCATCGGCACGGTGATCAACATGGCCCTCCCCGAGTTCCTCCCGCTCATCACTCTCGTCGGCCTCCTCGCCGCCGCCTTCGCCCTGCTCAAGAAAGCCGTCCACGAGGCCTCCGATATCGAGACGACCACCGAGGCCTATGCCGACCTCACGAACAACGCCGAACAAGCCAAGCAAGCCGTCGAGGAACTCATCAGCCTTTCCAATCATGGCCCGTTCGAAAAGGGCCAGCTTCTCGACGCGGGCAAGCAATTGCTCACCCTCAAATTCAGCGCGCAGGAACTCGTCCCGCTCCTCAAGGATGCCGGCGACGCCAGCGCCCGGATGAACAAGCCGCTCGGTGACATGGTCGGCATCTTCGGCAAGATCAAGGGCGGCCAGTTTGCCGACGCCTTCAAGGGCCTCCACGGCTTCGGCATCTCCCAAGCGGACCTCGAGGGAAGGGGCCTCACCTTCGACCGCAACCATCAGTTCAAGGGCAGCGCCGATCAGGCCATGACCGCCGTCCGCGCCGTCATCCAGGATAAATTCGGCGGCGCGGCCGACGCTCTCTCCCACACTTGGAGCCATCTTTGGAGCTCGCTCTCCACCATGGTCATCCAGAACTTCCGCGCCATCGGCGGCCCGGTTCTGGCGCAAATCAAGCCCATCCTCGAGCAGATTGTCGGCGCCTACGGCCAGACCCTCCCCATCGCCCAGCGCATCGGCAGCATCATCGGTACGGGTATCGGTTACGTCCGCAGTTTCCTCGGTTACATCGTCGACGGCGCCCGTGCCATCGGCGCGCAACTCATGCCCATCCTGCAGCCCTTCATCGGCCAGTTCCGGGCCATCGGCGGCGAGATGGCCGCGATCTTCCAGCAAATCGCCGGGCTGGCCGGCGGCGTCCTCGCCAAGGCCTTCCGCCTCCTCGCTCCCGTCATGGCCGGCGCCCTCATGCTCGGTCTCAATCTCCTCAAGCAAATGCTCGAGGTGGTCAACAAGATGCTCGCTGGCCTGCTAAGGGTGATCACCGAGCTCAACCGTTTCCTCGGCATAAAGCCGGTCGCTTTCCAGGGCATGCCTGGCGCCGAAGATCCGGCCCGCAAGCCGCGTCCCGATGCCGTGGCCGATGACGCCACCGCCTCGCGTCCGGTCGTCGGCCGCATGCGCGAGCTCGCCGGCGGCGGCGTCTTCCACCTCAACGCCGGCGGCGGCGGCGTCGACCCGAACCTCGAGGAAAACCGCCGGCAAACCCGCCTCCTCGAGCAACTCGTGCGCAACACCTCCGGGAACGCCCCGCAGAAGGGTGGCCCTCCCATGCCTGTCAGCTTATGAGCGCTAATTTTGATCCCTTCATGGCGTGGGAAGGCGTGCAAGGCTCCGTCGACAAGAACGGCCTCGAAAACGTCAACGTCAGCTACTACGTCCCAACCCTCGCTCAGGCGCGTTATTTCATCGCCGCCGATGTCATCAATTCCCTCGGCCTCGCCGTCATGCGGCGCACCTATTCGCAGGAATGGGGCAACGGCCGTTTGATCGATCTTGGCGCCGATGGCGCCTACAAGATCACGTGGGGCCTCGAGGGCATGACCAATCCGCAGGACGGCGAAAACGGCGTCCAGTTCTCCGCCGACGCCACCCTCGCCGAAGACAAGCCGGAGGCCCATCCCGACCTGCAGTCGTTGATGGATAAGTACGACGGCAGCATCGACGACACCGGCAAACTCACCTTCGCTCCGACCATCACCGTCAACGGCAACGACATCAAAAATCCGCTCTACGGCTGGTCGAAGTGGCGCAGTGCCGGAGTCACCTGGACGAAGACCTATCTCACCCTCGCGCCCTCGAGCTCGGTCACCTACATGCTCAACAAGATCGATCAACCGCCCGTCGGCCCGAACGGTTATCTCCCGCAGTTGCCCGGCAAGCGCAACTGGCTCAAGACCGTCGGCAAGCCCGACTGGCGCGGCAACATCTGGAAAGTCACCGAGTCATGGGAAATGAGCGGCGACGGCGGCTGGAACGAAGACGTCTACCGCTAATTACGATGCGGTAGTGGCTACTTTGAAAATGGATACTAAAAGCAAACAGGAACCTCGGGTGTTGGACGCTTGCTGTGGGTCGCGTATGTTTTGGTTCGACCGCGCTGATACACGGTCGGTGTTTGTGGATAAGCGCAGGGAAAAGCACACACTTCCGGACGTATCTAGCGCGGGCGGAAGCCGTGAGTTGATCGTCAATCCCGACATGCTCGCTGATTTCACGGCGCTTCCATTTGAGGATGCCAGATTCGCGCTCGTGGTATTCGATCCGCCTCATTTGGTCGGAGCGGGCAAGAACGGATGGCTTGCAAAGAAATATGGCGTGATTGAAGGTGACTGGCGAGACCAACTGCGCAGGGGATTCGCTGAGTGCTTCCGTGTGCTGAAACCAGACGGAACTCTCGTGTTTAAGTGGAACGAGGAGCGGATTCCCGTTTCGCAGGTGCTAGCGCTCACGCCGGAAAAGCCATTGTTTGGGAACAGATGCGGAAAGACGGCGAAGTCCCATTGGATCGTCTTCTTGAAAGAATCAGATGCGAGGGACCCGAATAGAAACTGTGCTACATGCGGAAAGCCGGAGAGCGAGCACACACAAGCGCGTGGGTATGCGTGCCCTGATTCGTGGCCATTTGATGGAAGCAAGACATGGGTGCCACCGCATGAAACTTCAAAATAGCGCACTCCCGGAAATCCTCTGCGTCTCTGCGCCTCTGCGTTTTAAAAAATGAGCACGGAAGATATTCGCGCCAAGCTCAACGAGCCGTTCAATCCCGCCAAGCACAACGCCCTGGTTGACCTCGCTGCGCGCAACACCTGGTCCGGCGGCGCCAATGTCCGCATCAGCAAGGGGCCCCACGGTTCCACCGTCGCTTTCGATTCCGTCGACGGCACCGCCAGCGCCCCCTTCTTCCGTGCCACCGTCAAGCGCGTCGGTGATCACTTCGAAATTCGTTTTGCTCAAGGCCGCATCGGCGGCGTTGAGCCGACCATCGACGGCGTCGCCGTTTCCAAAAAAGGCAAGGACGGCAAGCAACCCGCGCTCATCGTCACGGATGCCGACTTCGACCCCGATACCGGCGTCGCCAACATCTATTTCCAATGCACGGTGCAACCGGAGACGTTCCAAATCATCAGCGTCACCCCCATCGCCGCGCCGGCCAAACCCGCCAAACAAAAGCTCATCGCCAACAAGCTCGCCGGCTTCCTGCTCCGCACCGGAAATTCCGTCCGCTACGATCGCCAGCTTTTCAGCAACGTCGGCTTCTACGCCGCCAACCGCGAGCCCAGCGGCTTCTTCGACCCGCTCTGGTCCTGGCAGCCATGAGCCAACTGGATCACCTCAAGCTCGGCGATTACGGCGAAGATTTGGACGGAAAACCCTTCTTTTCCGACTCGATTTTCCAACACGACAACAAGCTCGGTGTCGGCGGGGCCATGGCTCAGGAAGAGCTCCTCGCCGAAATCCGCCGCAACCGCCTCTTCGTGCCGCCCGAGCCCGACGGCGTCGGCACCTCCACGCACAAGTGGAAGATCCGCTACTCCCGCGTCGCCTCCTCCGATCCGCACCCCACCGGCATCGACACCGCCCGGCTCTGGCGTATCTACGTCGGCTCCGGCTGCGTGAATGACGAAATCGCCTGCATCCAGTATCTCCGCACCGGCGACCCTCGCGGCTGGCAGATGCCCGCCAACTACGGCCCCTTCCAGTCGCTCGCCCGGCTCTACGGCAAAGACTACCCCTTCGTCGACCGCCCGCTCTACGAGACCAGCAATCCGCCCCACGTCCTCCTCACCGCTCCCGACACCGGTGAGCAGGACCTCGGCGGCTTCGTCGCCCTCTCGCCCCTGCAGCGCCCTCCGTTCTTCCGCACCGCCGCCATGTGGGAGCTCAACCTCTATCGCGCCGCCGTGCTGGTCAACCAGGCCCCCTTTCGCAGCGACCCCGCCTCCCTCAATCTCGCCATCGGCGGAGCCCAACCGATCCGCTGGCGCATCCAGGCCGGCAAGGTCCCTGCCCAAGTCTCCGGCGCCGGCGTCAGTGCCACCAGCTACGCCCTCCTCGCCCGGCTCTACCTCACCCGCAAACCCGGTCACCCGGAATCCGATCGCCTCTACATCGAGCAGCTTTGTTTCTGGCCGCTCTTCAGTCGCAGCGCCATCAACCAATCCCTCCTCGACCTCGCCGGAGCCGTCGCTCAAACCGCCGCCGGCACCGACCTCGCTGTCCTCGGCCTCGGCGTCGGCGGCCTCATCCTCGGCGAAGGCCTCATCGGCATCGAGGAAGGCCTAACCAACCTCCTTCTTTCCCAGCTAGACGACATCGCCGCGAGTACGAGCTCCGTCGAGTTCTGGAACTAATTTCCGCAGTCGAGAGCGCGGCTCTCAACTATCAACTCTCAACTTTCCGCGTTTGACATCGCAAACGCGCGTGGCCGCGCCCTCGCCTTCCTTCATCGTCTCCAATCCTCCCGCCCTCAACGCCACCCGGAGGAAATGGCCCTTCAACGTCCTCCCGTTCCAGGCGCAATGGCTCCTCGATTTCGGCGGCCTGCAAAACGGCAACAAGCCCGTCACCACCGAGCAAAACCCGCCGAACCAATTCCGTCACGAGGACTGACCCCCGCCTCCTGGCTGCGGCTCTCAACTCTCAACTTTCAACTCTCAACTTTTCGCCCCGGTGCTTTCCCTCGACCTCTTCTACGACCGCCAGCTCAACCGCTACCTGGCCAGCCTGAACAGCGACGGCAACGCCGTCCTCCCCGACTTCCCGCAAAACGACACGGTTCGGCTCAACATTCACAACTGCAAGCGCAACGTCGACACCCGCAGTTCGATCTACAGCGAGCAGCCGTGGACCTTCACCGGCATCCGCGCCAGCCTTTCGCTGGTCATCGACGGCGCCCCCGATAGCGGCTACTTCGCCCTCCAGGTTGGCGACCAGACCACCGGCAACATTGCCTGGCCCGCGGCCTTCGCCGATGCCGCGGCCATCGAGACTTTCAAAAACAGCGTCCTCACCGCGCTTAAGAATCTCTCCACTGTCGGCGCGGACGCCATTGTCCGCAGCGATCCGCCCAACACCCCGGCCAACTTCCTCTATTTCACCTGGACGGACCCGAACAACGAGACCGCGATTGCCGTGGTCAACAACGCCCTCGCCCCGATTTGCACGCCTGACGTCAAGCTGCAGCGCGGCAAGCCCGGCTATCAGCAACTCGTCCGTCTCATCACCGCACCCGTGGTCATGGTCGACACCTTCGCTTTCGAAGATGCCGCGCAACCCGTCCTCTCCAACGTCCGCGTCGGTGCCGCCGGTAAAAACGCCATCCAGCGCATCGTCTTGCCGGACGAAGAGGGCAGCCTCGAAATCACCTATTCCGGTACGCCCACGGACCTCATCGCCAGCCCTGGCACGGCCGCCTCGGACATCGCCACCGCGCTCAACGCCATCGTCGCCGATGGTGGCACCAACCCGAGTTTCAGCGTCACCCAGGTGGCGACCAACACCTACGACATCGAGTTCATCGGTCCGCTCGCCGCCGCGCCCCAGACGCTCCTCACCGCGCAAGTCATCCCTGCCGTTCCGCCGCTCGTCGCCGTCGGCGACCTGGCCCTCACCAGCCCGCGTTTCGAGCGCGTCCTCAACGGCGCCAAAAACGTCAAGCTGCAGTTCGAGCTCGTCATCACCGACACCGCCGGCGAATCGAAAATCATTCGCGAAATCAATTTCGTCAACGCCGCCACGGACCCCACGACCGAGGCCGCCCTCGAGGAACAGGAAGCCGTCCTCATCAAGGAAGTCCCCGTCATCGTCGATAACTCGACCCTCGAACCGTTCGCCACCGTCGCCCGCGGCTTGACCTACGTCCCGGCCGTCGCCGTGGCCGCGATGCAGCCGCAATCGATCGAACACGACCTTGGCAACATCAACCCCATCGTCGTCGGTCAATACCTGCAGCAGGTCGACCCGCCGCAATGGCGCCGGCTCAACGAGCCGGAGTTCACCTATTTCTCGACCGACACCAATCACGTCACCATCGAAGTCACCGAGGCCATCACCGCCGACGGCGGCCCTTACGATAAGAGCCGTTTCAAGTTCCTCATTCAGGACCCGGATGCCGTCACCCAGCTCTTCGGCACGCTCAAGACCACGTGGGACAACGTCCTGCAAAGCCTGCCCGCCGGCCAGACCCTCACTGCCAAGCTGGCCTCCATCGATGCGGCCCTCGGCATCATCGACGGCGCTCTCCAGGTTGCCGCCGGTAACATCGTCGGCACCATTTCCGCCAGTCATCTCGACATCGACGGCATCGGCAAATTGCTGCAGGGCAGTCAGACCTTCCTGACCACCCTGCAGAATCTCATCACCAACGGCACGATCATCAATAACATCGGCGCCGCGCTCTACAGTTCGTCGACCTTCATCTCCACGCTGGTCAACCTCATCTCCTCCAATGGCGACATCATCACCGCCATCGTCAACGAGGTGCTGGCCAACAACAGTTTCCTCACCACCCTCCGGCAGCAAATCATCAACGTGCTCGAGGATGGCACGAACGCCCTGACCAACGTCCTCCCCTACATCCTCCCCGC